GTTGATGACACCGCAGTGCGGGCACGGAACACCGGCCTCGTCCGCAACGGAATCGAGGTGATCCCCGAGCAGGTCATACCGCTGCGGCCACGCGAATCCATCGATCCCGCTCGGTTGCATGAAGTATTCGCCGCACGCCTGGCAGGGCCAGTAGAACCGGCGCCGATCCCCGAGGTTGAACAGGCTACAGATGCCCTTTGCCGGCGGCGCCTCGTGCGGTTCCGATGGCGTCCACTGGGGTTCCTGCACGTCCCACCCTGGAGAAGATTCCGCCATCGTCATCCCCGCCGAGAGAAACGTTGTCGTCCGTTTCAGGGCCAGCGCGAACGGCGCCCCTTCACCGTCGACGTCGAGCGGCATCCGGTCGTGATCGGTCAGCGCGACGAACTTCAACGCGCGTCCGGAGAGCTGTGAGATCGAGGGCCAGCCAATCGAGAGAATCACGCCGTTGCGATATTGCTTATCGAAGATAATATCCTTGCTGCGCGCAGGACTCAGTTCGGCGCGCAGGTCATCGCTGTTGCGGTGCATCCTGTCGACGCGCCGTTTGCTGAAGTCACGCGCGGTGATTTGGCTGGTCTGCACGACCAGCATGTCACCGGGCGCAACCTTCGCCATGTAGGAACTCCACACATCCACCAGCGCCTGTGTCTTCCCTGCCTGCGCCGGCCCGACGAAGACCAGGCCGGCGTATCTACGGCTCGCCAGAAGATCCATGGGCTCGATCATGTACGGCGTGACCTGGGGGTCGAACTTGCCGACATAGCCCCCGGGCAACGCGAGCTTTACGTACTTCGCCGCGGCCTCGCTGACGCGCATCCGCGAGCGCGGCCGTGCCAGCTCGGCGACGTCGCGCCGAATCGCGGAGGCCTGCGCGAATCCCTTCATCTCGAATCGAACATGTCGACCTGCGGCGGGGGCGGTTTCTCGGGGACGTCGATGGTATCGCCGGCGACACCTTCGACGGCGATCTCCGGTACCGGTTCGTCACCCATCAGGGCCGCGTACAGGTTTTCGCGGAGCGCATCGAGCGCGGCCTCGACGCGCGCAATCGCCTCGTGCCCAAGACCGCAATCCCGGTCCAGGACGTCCGGTAACGTCTCCAGCAATTGAACTGACGCCTTGACGACGAACGCCAGTTCGGCGCGCGACTGCTCGACAGGCAACAGCAGGTGCCCGCGACCGTCATCGAACGCCTGCACGTCCCTGGCGCTCAGGCGTCTGAGTACCGTGTCCCTGGTCACGGCGAATTCTCGCGCCAGGGACGACGCACTGAACCGAATCCCGTCCGCCCGGATTACAGCAGCCTCCATTACGCAACCCTCCGTACCGGTATATCCATACGTGAATATACACTCAGCCGGTTGCACAGGGCCCGGTACGCGGCGCAGTGCGGGTCTTCCAGGTCGACGATCGTCGCGGTTTCCTTTCCGGGCGCCGGCTTCGATAGCCGGTTCAAATACCCTAACAACCACCCTCTGTTGGATAGCGGGCTGCCCAGTACAAGCGCCCGCCAGTGGGTCGCGGTAAAGTCGTCAGCGGACGCGGTCAGGTAGGTCGCCAGTAGCAGCGGTGCGTTATGCATGTCGATGCGCGCCTGGTCGAGAACCGACTTGGTAATCAGTTCGTGGATCACCACGCCGTCGCCTGTGTATTCTTCCAGGAGGCGGACCTGCTCGACTGTTTCGGCCAGCAGCAGCGTAGGGCGTTGCTCGACCTGTTCGATAGCGAGTTCGGCGAGCAGCATGTTCCGGCTCTCGTCGCGCCGGGCCGCGGTCATGAAATGCGCCCATCCCCGGGACTCGCAGCGGAATCCGGAATCGTACATCTCGACCTGTAGCCGCGGCGCCGGCAACGGCCGGTGCGGCATCCGCTCCGTGGTGCGGATGCGCATTCGGCGTTCCTTTGCCGTCGGAAACGTGACGACCTTGCGCGTCACAACTTGTTGGGTGGCTCGACCTTCGAGAGCTGTGTTACCGCCTGTTGGAAGTATTGCCGTAGTAGCTCCTCGGTCTGTATCGGATCGGTTACGCCGACCAATGCATCCTCGAGTCCGAGCTCCGCGTCCTCGAGGAGTTCGGCGATCTCGCGCATGCAATTGTTCCACGTTCGATTCGTCATCGCCGACAATCCCGCGCTTTCAAATCCGCCGCATGCTGCGGATTTACCGGCATGCTGGGAAACCCTCGCCGAGCTCGACGCCAGTCGTTGTCCCCGAGGGAGTTCCGCCCGCACCGCGCCAGTCGAGCGAGAAACGACACACGGTGCGGGCGTACCCCGCGCGGGAACGGCAGGACGAAACCGAGGCATTCCGAAACCTGCCGCGCCGTACTCAGTCGAGCGAGCTGCGCAACTGCGCGGACCGCCCATCGATTTTCTTCGCTCCCCTGGCCTCGTCAGGCGTTGATACAGAAACTCTCGGCATGACGTACCCCGATGTCCTGGAACACCCGCAGCACCAGACCGCCCGAGGCGGCCTTAGAGGCGGTGTCCGGGACGATATCGAGCGCGCCCCACATGCCCGATCAGAAGATCGTTCCAATTGCCATACATGATTCGTTTGGGGCTGAGCTGGCTTGTCACCAACACCTCCTCGCCGCCGACCGTGCCATCCGTGCCAATCACGAACTGGCCGCTGCCGGCGTCCTTGGTTTTTGTTTTCATGCCGCCGCGCACGGCCGGGGTGCAGATATAGGCGAGACTCCCCGTGGCCGCGTCGTGCGAATCAAGGGCGGTCACGAACCCGACCGCCTCCTCCCAGGTCGGGACGCCGGCAGTCAGGTCCGTGATCGTCTGGGCCAGCACGTCCGGGGTGTTCGCCACACCGATCGGGCTGTTACCCGTGCCGTCGCCCTCGAGAGCTGCGAGATCGATGGTGAGTGCGGCGCCGCGGGCCAGGTCCTCCGCCACCAGCGCATCGATCTGCGGTGTGGATTGCTTCAGCAGACGCCGTGACATCGCCACGCTGCCCGCCACGGTCTTTGGCATCATCGATACGGAATCGAGCGACACGTCCTGGTCGGTGACATCACCATCGTCCGGCAGCCACGCGAACGCGCCGCTGCCGGTCAGCCTCGGGATGTCCACGTTGCCCCGCAGCCCGGAAAAGGAAAGTCGCGCCGGCCTGCCCCACGACCGACTGTGCCTGCAGGTTGTCGATGAACGCGGTTTCGATTGTCTCCTTGCCCACCAGCTTGGTGCCTTTGGTGACATTTATCACCCGTGTTAGTTCGATCGGGATGACCATCCCATGAGGCACGTAGAACCCTTTGGAGGGTTTGTCCGTGGTCGCGGCGATATGGTCGGACACCGCGCGCTCGAACGATGCGGCTGTCTTCCACGCGCCGCTGTCGCCCTGGCTGGCCTCCACGGCCGCCCGGATCGCCCGGATCGCCCGGGTCAGTCTGTAGCGTCTGAGCTCGGCGCGGCTCAGGTCGGGGCCCAGGGGCGTGGGGTGCAGGGTGCGGTCAGTGAGCTGGATCGGGCTGTGCATGATGTTCCGGATGTTCTGGCGGTGGTTGGGTTTTGTGATCAGAACATGACGCAGCGGAAGCGAACAGGGGGGGTTCCGTGCCGCCTGCCTCGCGCACGGCATCGACCTCACCCACCAGCACCGCAAGGCCGCGATGTGGCTGGAGGCTGAAACCATCGAGCTCATGAGCCGGTTATGATTTCCCGATTACAAGGAAGTTGGGCAATTAACTTTCCGCGGGTCCTCCCTGGAAGTTTGTCTACCGCGCAGGCAAGCGGGGGCGCGGTTCTCGGAAATTTTTCAGCGCCCTATGGTCGGCCCTATACTTTTGCCATTACTATTCATGCGGTTATGACACCCTCCATTCAAAATATCAGCCCGATGGGCGCCTGTCCGCCAAAAGGCAGCCACTTTTTCGCGAGGTTTGTACTGTCAATTCAGGCAGTACCAGTGGCGCCGGGATGAGCCTGGATCGCCTGCTCGGGTTGCGTGACCTGGTCAGGGAACACGGTCCCGCGGAGCTCGCGGACTGGGTGGAACACGCCGTGGATGGTTATATAACCACGCCAAATAGCGATCTGCAGAAGTTACTGGGCCTGAGAGGTCCAGGGACCAGGCACTCCTGCACTCTCCACACGCGCCTGAGGGATTCCTATTTGCGTCGTGCGGCGTTCCTGCTGTCCCCTGATGGGCCGGACCTGGAGAGGGCGCGGGCGCTAAACCATGAAATCCGGGTGTTTCGGCGCATCTGGCCGAGATGGGAGCATCTGGACGGGCCGCCCGAGAGTGCCGATGACGTCCAGGTCGAGCTGTGGCGCGCGTTCCGGACCGGGCAGGTGGTGCCCGAGAGCACGAAGCAATTGTGTGCGGTGGTGTCAGTACCAACACCATGGTACGGGATGGTGATTCCGGTATGCGGCCGGGTAAGTTTGCTTTTCGGTAGTTGCGAAATCCGGAATCGTCCTGGAAGCCGGTTTACAAGCGGTTATTGGGGAGTTTGCGGACTTGGCGTGATGCTTGTCGTCGGTTTCCGAGCCTCGGAAACCGACACGTGTGCCACTCATCCACTCGGGGAACCGTTCGCGACCCGGACCGCGCGGCGGGCATCGTATGAACCGAAAATGATAACAGTGCTGTTGTTGCAGGCAG